GAATCATCTCCTTAGCTTTTTCTTCTTCTTTAGCAATAAACTCCTTAACTACTTCATCTACTGTCCGTCCACTTTCGATAGCTTCTTTCATTAAATCCTTTAATACATCGGATTCCATAAATCCTCCTTTAGTTAGTGTCTTATGGGGGAGGAAAGATTTTTCTCTCTTCCCCCATAAAATTATCATAAACTATTTACTCACACTCAAAGGCAATACTCTCCCTGAACCTACCAGTGCAATACTAAATTGGATGTGAGTACCTCCTCCTCGCTGAACCCTATAGGAACCAGCTATATAGCGTTGAGTAGCATTAATAGGAGTAGCTATTATAGTATTTTTTGTGGTCCTTACCATAGTACTCCCTGCTATAGCTGTCCAACTAGAAGCGTTTGTTCCTGGGTTCTGGAAAAACCTTACAGTCAACGTTCCTACTGACCCAGGCTGACCCGCAGGAGCATATCCTGCCCAACTAGAACCCCTAATTACTATTGCTAAAAGAGATTCATTGATCCCTAAAGTAGCCGTGTCCATAGTAGCACATCTTTTTGATACAGCATTTCTAATTGGACTTCCGGCAAAAACATCCATTACCTTTGTATTTCGGTAAAGATCATCTAAACCCAATATATTTTCTCCTTCTTAGTTCAAAAGATTAATCTTAACTCTGAACAAGATCATCCGCAAAGACAATAGCTGCTTGATGACGCAAACCAAAATCAGATCTAGTTATTCCTCTTAACCAAACCTGATCTGTCTCAAAAGCAGTTCCTGCCTCTGCGCTAGCCTTAATCTCCAAAGTAGCCTTCCGCCCTATTATACATTCTGTAAACATCCCAGCCAGAATATAGGTCAAGGTTGTCCCCCCAGCCTTTACCCTGGTATTACTCACTTGAGTAGTAGTATATACAGGGTAACCTCCTAAAAGATATCCGGCCTTATTAGTCGGGTCCTTGACTATATCCAACATAAACTCCCCAGTATTAGCAGCGGTCTGATTAGCCCTTCTGGAAAGCAATATAGCCAACATCTTTGGCCGCATTATCCATCCTTGCATTACAGCATTTTGCTCCTCCACCGTTCCCACCAGAAGCTGTACATCCTGACTTTCAAAAGTATCTCCATTTCCTCCAGTAGTTGTAGGAGTAAAAGTTGTTATACTTGGGTGGACAATAATCCCCATCGGGGTAGTCTGAGAACCAGACCCAGAAAGCCAGGTTAGATCCTCCTTTTCAGCTATCTTCAAGGCCATATCCTGCCGAATAACTGCCTCTGCAGCTGGAGTAGAGCTACTTATTAGCTCTGAGCTCAACTGTTGAAAAGTAGCTAACTTCTTAGCTCTAAGCAAAAGAGAACCAAACTTAGCATTAGTAGTTATCCGAGTCCGAATATTCTCATTCTCTCCTACCCACTGAGCATCTACTCCAGAAGTCTGCCTAGGAATATCTAGCTGGCCAGATATAGGTAGAGGAACCTCTCTAGCTCCTGCCCTCTGAACAACGACCATTGGCCGAAGCATATCTATTATCTCTGGAGACTGAATAGGCTCTACTAAATACCCACCTAGCTCATCATTAGAAAACCCCAAAACTTTAGCTAGATAGGACTTCACATCCTTCATTTCCACCCCTTTTAAGGGCTCTGCCATCATTTGCTTAATAGAATAAGAAATTGAATCGGGCAATCCATTACAATTCAAAGGGGTAATCCAATAACCAATCTCTGCCTCCTGACCATATCCATACCTAGCCAACTCCTCGTGAACCCCCCGCTCTACCTTAGCTACCTTCCAATCGTGACTTAATTGGGCTTGAATTATTCTCAAAAAAGAATATCCCCCTCTGTCTCCTATTTGTCCCCTAGTAACATAGGGAGCTTGAGCATCAAGGGGATTAAACCTAATCTTTCTCTGATCAACTATCTCCTCTTTTAACTGGGTTAATCTTGAATCAAATTCTTTATTAAGTTCATTTTTAAGCTCTCCCAAAAAGGAGCTTATAGTATCTTTTACTGTGGTCTGGACAAGCTCTACAACCTTTGTTCGAGCCTTATCCTGTTTATCTTTTAAATCGTCTCCCATCCTATCTCCTCTATCCTTTTTTATTTCCTTACAACTTTCCAGGATGGGGATTCTATCTCGATCCCTAAAAATAAATTCTTATTGTGTTCTTTCTCATAATGCTATTGGTAATATACCACCCCCTTTATTGTTTATATTAGATTCCAACAAAAGCAAAGTAGCCAGCAAAAGATTTCCTTTTAAAAATATCTGTACTGTTGTCCTCTTACAAACTCTACACCTACAAGATATTTTCCCATCATATATTTTATATCTAAAAGGCATAACTTTATTACAATCCTTATTCAAGCACTTTACTTGCTTTAAAGTTTCTGCCTCATTATAAATTGACATCCTCTTCCTCTAATAAGAGAGCAAGTACCTCTTCCCAATCCTCTACATCTCCCTCATTATTACCATCTATTATCATTCCTTCTAACTCTTTAATCTCTTCTGCTAATCCCTCTTCTTCTTCTTCCTCCCCAGCAGCCTTAAGTACCTCTTCCAAGTTTTTTATAGCCTCTTTAATCCGAGCCTTGTTCTTAGCATTTAAAACAGCCCCCACTTTTTCTGTAAATTCCTGGACAAACTCTTCGCCATAAGCAGCCCCAGCCATCATAGCATCCATCATACAGCTTCGAGCTTTATCCATATAACCTATTGCTTCCATCATATGATTAATCATCTCGTGTTGATCTTTTGTCTCTTTCAATACTCCTTCATGGGAAGCAAAGACCCAAGAACTATCTCCAATTCTAATTATCCCTTCTCCTTTTTCATCATCTACATCTAACATAAAATCAATTAAATTCTGTTCATCATCATATATATCAATGGCTTTCTTAGGCCCCCCTACTGCCTTTACTTTACAATCATCCATAGGAGTTGTCCTACCAGGATTTATGCAAATTGTTCTTAACCGAGTAAAATCATCTGGATTAGCCTGTCTAAACCGCCAGGATGAGTCAGACTCATCCACCTTATCTGTACGAAAATCATGTTCTTTAGCCCAAGTCTTACAAGTAGCTACATTATCCCACTTGGTCTTAGGAAAGATAAGGGTCTGTACTTCAAATTGTTTCTCTTCTTTTTCCTGTTTTCCTAAAACCCTTTCTAATAATTGATCTAATCCCTCCTGATTAGTTATATCTATTTCTTTTTCTTTCTGCTCCCCCTCTTGTTCTCTACTCTCTTGTCCCTGGCTTTTTTCTTCTGCTTGTTCTTTCCCATACTCACACCCTCCCTTCTCTTTTGCTTCTTCACAGGACTCATGCTTGCATTGTCTAACCGGATAATAAAATGTTTTCCTTTCTTCCAAGAAATCATAAACTTCTAACAAAAACCTCTCTGCTTCTTCATTCATGATTCCTTTATCCTTCATCCACCCTATCTCTTTTCTTATCTCAGTAGAATCAAACTCACTAATATCCCTAATAACACTAGCTGAAGGATTAGCCGGGACGGGGCAAATAGAATATTCCAGTAATTCTTGCCTTAAAAACTCTCTTCTAACAGGCTTCTTTTTATCCCTATCCTGCTCTTCTATCCAATTCTCTTCTAACCCAATAAATCCTACTGAACCACAATTAAGAAATTTATTATTAAAGAGATTAAAAACAGCCTCTCCCAACCCATTTCCCGTCTCCCCAGTAGTGAACAAAATATTTCCTTTCAACTGTTCTCCATCTATTAAGGTCTTTTCTGATCGCCCTATGGGAAGACCTGCATGATTGTGTGCCCAAAGAACTACCGGGTTCTTTTTATAATTCTTTATGTCCCACCCCGCTACTTTTATTACTTCTCTATCCCGGTCTATGGTCTCATCTGAGAAAACCATTTCTATAGTTCTTTTCTTTTCATCTATAGCCTTCAATTCCTGATAAGTAGGCCAAGAAGCCATAACTTCCCTTCCATCTTTTACCCCTATCTTAATTGCCAAATCTATTTCCCCTCTACAATATCCTTTTTAATCATCTTATCTATAAAACTTTCTGGCTTCTTCTTTTTCTTTCCCATTTTCTCTCCTCCCTCTCCTTCTTCTTCATTATATTCTTGTTCTATCAAATCCATTACTTTGTCTAATCTCCGATCCTGCTCTTTATATCCATCTGAACCAGGATCAGCCCTATACATTCCCCCATAAAGTATTTCTCTTAGCTCTTCTCTCATAAATTATTCCTCCTCCTCCTCTTCTTCTTCCTCTATTATTTCTTCCTCAGAAGGCTCTCCCCTGTCATACTCTGGATCATAAGAATCATCCTCCGTCAATTTTGCAGGAAGAACCTTGCCCTCCTCATCCACAAAATTAATTGATTCAATCCAATCTCTAAAATCCTTTTCTTCTTTTTCTTGTTCTACCATTTACAAACCGCCTCCCCCTATTATGTCCCATACCATTGGATCTATATATGCCTTCTTTGCCATAGACGGAGTGTTTTTTAGAAAAAAACTTACTTTTTCCAAAGTGGTTTTTATTATATCCTTTTTTTCTTTGGTAGACAAAACTTTTCCCCCATATTGTTTCAACTCTTCCCTAGCAATACGAGAGCCATGAAAAGTTCTAAAATCCTTAATAGAAAAACTCTTACCAGATATTTCCTTAATATATTTATTGAGTTCATTTGCTGGAATATCAGGAAAAAGCCTCTCTCCTATTTGCACTTGACTTTGCCTAGCTTTTAACCAAGTAGCCAAAACATTATCTTCTAATTCATAATGAGCGGGTATACCTTTCTTTGCTACAAAATCTAAAATAATTTTATTACCTTTAACAACCACATGTTCATTTTGTAAGGTTGTTAACCCATAGGCTTTTTTCTTTGCCTTCACATCAACCAAAGACCCCGCTCTTATGCCTGTTTTATCTTCAAGCTTCAGAAGAAAAGCTCTTGAATCATTATTAACTATCCCTTTCTCAATCCCATTTCTAATCTTATCTATCTTTCTTTCAAAAATTTTTAGCCTATTAAACTTATTTTTAGCTGCCTCTCCTATATGCAGAGCTGAATATCTATATTGCCATCTACCCGCAATATCCATACCAACAACTTGCACCTTTGCTTTAGGATCAGTAGAGGCTACTACTTGCTTCCATCCAGGAGGAATTCTCATCTTTTTAAATCTTTCTGTAACCTCTTCAGAAACAAGCTCTCCCCTTAAACTCCATTCCCCTCCTTCATCTCTTGTATAATCCATACATTCAGAAGGAATTTTAAACTCAAAGCCAACAGTAAAAAATTTTTCTGGTAAAATACACTTTACAAACCGGCCAATAGAACTCATAGGAGGTTCATAAATAGGTTTTGCTTCAATCTCTCCTAGCTTTTCTCTAATTACTGGAAGTATAGAACACCGACAGCCTACGTGGGGATCCGGGGGCTGATAATATCCCCCAGAAAAGCTGGCCTCCAAATCTACTACCTCACCATGCAATCTAGCACAAATTTCCTCTACTCTACTATCAAGCTGAGCCAACCACTGCTTTGCTCTAACAATATGCCTATTCCTTTGATACTGAGTTAATCTACTAAAGTTAGCTATTCTTATAGTCTCAGTTCTAGCTATCCGTCTAGCAGCATATCCCTTTTCTCTTATTGTTCCAGCAAAAACATTTTGAGCTCTCTTAGTTAATTCCTCTACGCTCTCTCCCAATCTATATCCTTCATTAAATGTATTCTCTAGTTTTTCTAACTGAGTCCCTGTTACCCCAGAATATTGACCCGGCCTAAGATTTTCCCTACCTGTACCAGCAAACCAGCTTGCCTGATTCCTTCCATATTCTATCACAGTAGGGCTCTGCTCATCTACTAAATTAGTCAAATTCCATTTAGCCATCTCTTCACTAGAAGTATTCCTCATTATAAAACCAAAATTACTTAAATATATATCCCTCATATTATTTATTGC